CGGCTGAATTGGGGAAAACCCTAAAATTGTTGTGATGATTTGGTCTGCTCTTTTATTCTGCTGTAGAGCTGGAATATCCAACGGCAGTTGTGATGCGTAGTGCATCCAATCCAAAGCGGTAACAGATGCCGTAGAATCAGAAACGCGATATTCAGGCTTAATGCTTGTGACGCGCCCTATAAATTTTATTTTGTCTTCGTATTTAGAAAATACGGCTTTGACCTTTACACCCTTGACCCAATCTGCATGAGCCGTACCGCTGCCGGGGGTGTATTCGCCGTCGTTATTATTTAGCACAAAAGACAACGACCCGTCGCGGGCGATTCTGTCTGTTGGCTTATTTCCGGTTATTCCAACGCTTCCGCTAACACCGGATGACGTTCTTACGTCTGAGGTAATGTCTACCCACGCCCCGCCGAGGTATGCGTAAATCTTCATGCTTATCATTTTGTCACCTGCTGAGATGCCAAAACAAAGGCGCGGGTTAAGTCGTCGATATTAATTCGAGTGGCGTAAATCGCATCCACAATATCCTTGTTTTGATTTTGCCCCTTTGGAGTAATTGAGATTAATTCGCCACCCGACGCGGTATCGCTGTTGCCAATCGGGAAATTTTCATTACCCCACGACATCGGAATCATGTATGTGCCGCCTTTGGCATTTTGTCTTTTTGGCGGGACGTACCCCTTTTCTCCAGCTAACTGAGTAGTTAATGCAGCCTGCCCCGCTTCGCTGTAGTTTGTGTGGACATTGATATTGATGTCAATGTTTCTTTCCATTGCGTCTACTTGTCGCTGAACGGCAGCCATCGCGTCAACGGCTTCCTGTGAGTAGATGCCCCACTTAACGCCCTGCTTTAACAGGAAGTCAGACTCTTTTTGGTCAAGACCATCCACCGCTAATTGCTCTTGGAGCATGGATAACATGCGGGTTTTTGTAGCCAAGTCAAACGCTTCGGCATTAGCAGCCTGAGCGTCTTCATTTTCTTTTAGTTTGTCATTGACCGCCTGTACCGCGTCACTTTCAGCCCACCAACCCTGGTCTAAAAGTTTCTGTTTTTCGTCTAATAATTCTGAGTGTTGCGATTGCAAATCCGATTCTTTTTCTTTGTAAGAATCGATTTCTTTTGTGACTTGTCCAATGGTTGACAGGTAATCTTTATTTGCTTTGGTTATTTCCTCAGTGGACAACGCCAAATCACTATTAGCGTCTGATAAATCTTCTACGGTGGTTATATTGTCGCGCTCGCCCTTATCAACTCGCTCGACTGATAATTCCATGTCTTTATTCGTATCAATGAAAATTTTTGCTATATCATCGAATCCGAAAGAAAAAGCCGCCCACGCTAAAGAGGTATCTTCAACTTTCTTATTAAAGCTATCAAGGGCGTTTGTTACATACGGAAGGGCTTCATTACCAGCGGCAACCTTGAACCCCAGCCAAGCATCAGATAGGTTATCAACCTGCTTTTCGTATTCACGCGCTTTCTGTAATTGCTGGTCGGTCAGAACTAGGTTTTTAGAAATCGCGTCGTTGGCTTTTAGAATCGCGTCGCCGCCCTGTTTCATGATTTCTGCAAAGTTACTACCCGATTTTCCAAAATTGTCATACAGAAATTTCGTTCGCTCTACATCAGAGCCAAGCGCAATATATTGGTCAGACAGTCTAGCCAATGTCTGAATATTCAATTCCATATCTTTAGAGGCTAGTTTTTTCGTAGCTTGTCCGGCTTGGTCAGCGGATACTTTGTAATCGTCTAATACCTGTAACAAGCGGCTAGATTCTTCTGCTGTCTGTCCGGTAACATCACGCATTTGGCGTACTTCATTTGCGTAATTTACCGTTACACCTACGGTTTCGTTGAAAACGTCGCGTAAAACTGATAGCCCTCTTTCGGCAAGTTGAGTTGCAGAATACAAATCGGTAAGCGAAAGAGACGCTTTCTGTGTCCCACTAGAAGCGTTTTCGGCTGCCTGTTTTGTGTCGCCTAGTTCGTCGTTGAATTTTGCGACTTTGGGAGTGCCATTGTCTTCAACATCAAACTCTACAATTATTTTTTCAGTCATCTATTAAGTCTCTGACTTTACGTAAAACTTCTGCAAGTGCTGGATTTTCTTTCGCCCATGTAGCCCAGTTCAAGGCTTTCTGTTCAGACCTGTAGGCGTGGATAATGTTTTCGATTGTCGCTACTGTAAGAATCTCTTTTGCATACAATACCCGCCCTACTACCGATTGCGCCCCGTATCGTTCCACATACTGCGAGAATATCAATTCGCGTGGCGGGTCGCCGCCTCTTTCCGCGTATTTATAGGCGGCGACCTTTAGTCGTTTGGGACTTCAACCGTCCCTCGATAAATGTCCAGTAACTTCCCCCATAAGACTGTTACCAGTAGGTGACTATCTTTGCGAGGCGAAGCAGGAAACTTATCAAACTGAAATGGCAGAGTATGACTTTCGGTACACTTTGCAATCACAGGAATGTAAAACGCATCAAGGCGGGATGACCATTTCAGAGATGCAACCCCGTCAGTGCTTTTAGCGAGCGACTTTATAAAATCACTGTCTCCCACTTCAACGCCAGCGTCTAACGCGTCCTCGATGGCTATGACTTGCTCAATGGTGAGGGGGTCGCATAACACGACCTCCCCCGCCCATTTTTCAACGGGTGATGTAACTATTACGCCCATTGACTAATCCTTTCTGCCCGTTGGCATTTCATGGTAAAATCACATTGTTCAGGTAAATACAGTACGTCAGATTTTTTTGTTTCACACGCATCCCGTTTTGCCTGTATTGCCTGAACACAATACTGACTTGCAAAGCGGGATGCACCTTTAATGGAGTTACCATGAAAAACATACCTGATAGTCAAATGAAAGCCAGATACAGAAAAGTTAGAGTAAATGGCATTCAAATATCACTTCATCGTCACGTTATGGAAGTGAAACTTGGTAGAAAACTTCTTCCAAATGAAGCTGTCCACCACATCAACGGAAACAAATTAGATAACCGTCCTGAAAACTTAATGGTCATGGATATATCTGAGCATTCCAGAATGGAAAATCTCGGAAAAAAGTTATCCAAAGAACACAGGATGAAAGTTAGTATGTCTCTCATTGGCAATAAGTACCGTAAAGGAAAACCACATACTCAGGAAATGAAGGATTACTTGCGTCTGAAATCTACTGAAGCCAGAAAGAAAAAGTTCTGGTCAACTCGTAAAAAATCAGACGAGTAAATCAACTTTCCGCTGCTGTACCCCAGGCTGGGGCAGTTCCACCCATCACGCTAAACGTCGCGGAATATTTCATCGAAGACAAATCGACGGTATAGGATGTGCAAAGAAATCCAACGGTAGAAGTTGAAGTGATACCGAATTGCGGTTCTCCTGCTTCCCACGCGTGACGCATACCGATTTGAATATCCAACGAGAGCGGGGTGTTCCCGCCGGCAATACCGTTTAAAATCGTGTGGGAGCCTGACAAGGTTCCTGCTGTCTGCGCGGCGGTGTTGTCAAATGGTCCCGTGATGGTGATTTGACAAGATGGGTGCGCGGGTAATACGTTCTTAATCGCGTCCTGAAACGCGGTGACTTCGCTTTCGTCGTAAGTCAAGCCCACGCCATTAATAGAATCAACGGGGATGCTTCGCAGAGTTCCCGCGCTGTCATCCACGCGGAAATCTGTCCATTTAGAAACTGTTCGTCCGGTTTGAGCTGTCATTATTACTCTCCTATATTCTGACTAATGCCGCCGCAAATGTGACGGTGGTTGCCGTGCCAAATACAATCTGCCAGCGGGTATATCTTCGGATTGTTGCGGTAGTGCTAAGAGCGACGATTCCGTGTTTTGGTGCGCTGGTAGCGTCTACGCTTCCAGACGTTGCGCCGCTGATGTCGCTAAAAGATGGGTTGGTGTTCGTAGATGCGTCCTGAGCTTTGACGGTGACAGTGCCATTACTCGAAAAGATTTGGTATGCAAAGAATCCACCCAACGAGGTAGACGCGCCTCTATCATCCAAGCCAGTAGACGAATTAACCGCCGTTTCCGCGCCTTTTGCGTGAAGTAAGAAACCCCACGGTTTGTTGTATAAAAGCGTAGTAGCTGAGTTTGACCAACCGCCGAAACCGATGGTGACATACGAATTAAGGTCGCCCTCTTGCATGTAGGATTGTTGTTCGTACTGCCCCAAGAAAACAGGGTCGCCCGCTGCTGGGGCTGTAAGAAATCCAATCGGAACCATGACATTACGAACCACGCCCGCGCCATTTGCGACAACATGTAACCCGCTTGAAGCGGTGTTGTCAAAGTATCCGTTCAGTGTCCCGATATTGATATTGGCTTGACCTTGGATTACATTTTTCACTTCATCGGTGAAACTGGCATCTTCCGCGGTATCAAACGAAACCTCTAGCGGTCCAACGGTACGCGAATAGCCCGATAGGTCGTATCCGTCCATATAAAAGCGCGTGTGCTTTGTTACTGTTCTTGTCATTGTGCATGTTCCTTGACCCTGAAACTAAACTGAACGCCCCAATACTGCGTGTCTGTTGGGTCTGTGACGGTACCCACGTTTGAGATACTGCCTAACTCCATATCCACCGCGCCTGTGATATTGTCGCTGGTCATTATCTTTTCAATAATGGCTTTTAGATTTGTCATCAATCCAGCGTAGGGTGCATACGCATTAATGCCGCTTCCTACTTCGCAATGGAGGTACACATAATTCAGCACATATGAGAAATTCATTAATGCTGTACCACCACCCCCAAAGGATTCGCGGGTCGACGCAATTTCTGAAATGAAATTATTAGGCGACGGCATCAAGAGCGGGCATAGCCCGTTTGCGCTGTCAGGGATTTCGTCAATGTCTTTGATAGTCACCCCTGAGATACTTAATCCAGCAATACTACTTGCAACAGTTGGAAAACTCACAGTCACGGTCATGAGTACCGCCGATACGTTTTGATAAAATCAGCCATTACAGTGGGGATGTCCTTTGGAGAAAGAACAACCCCCGCGCCTGTAACTGTGGCTGTGTTTGTGCCTGACGTTCCGTACCTCCGCTTATAAGCCTGCAATGCAGTTTCCAGTATGGCTGTTTTTAGGTCTTGCATAAACTGCCATATAGTAACGCCCGTCCCATTTGTATGGGTCGCAGCGGTAGAGCCATTAATTTCCCTTGTTGTCGTCAAGGTATTCGAGTTCTTTGCCGATACATACGCGAGTTCGTCATCGAATCGGATAATGTTTCCAACGGTGTAATCCTGCCCGTCTACCACATCGACGGCTGTCTCTGATACGTCAACATCTTCGTTTAGTCCGGAATCATCTACCCAAGCATCAGAATACTTATTGTGAAATCCCCATATTCCAGTGATGGCAATCACATCGTGAAAGTCACTGGCGGTATTAGAAGCCCAGTAATAAGTAGAGCTATCTTTTAACCTGATATACAAATAAGGTGTAACGTTTCGCGGGCGTAGTGAATATTCTGTAGATGGGATAGTTACGCCGTCGCCGTTGACAACGCTAATGACTTCGAGTAAATCCGCATCCAATACTAGCGAGCGCACATCAAGACTAGAACCGTCCGGTACATCGTAATAACGTGTTTCTACGCGAGGGTAGAACCATCTGCCAGTTTGTGTGTCAACATAACGACTAACTGATTTAAGAATGGATTCAATTACCGCGTCATCTGTGGTGTCAGTCGTCGAAGTTTGACCGCGGGCGGTAACGAAATCCTTATACTCTGCTAGAGTGGCATAACTGTTAATCGTTGTCATTTAATCCACTTTTGATAATCATCTCTCGGCAAAATGTTTTCTGGAACGTAGGTATCTGCCGATATATTGAGGATTCGAGCGGGTAAAGCATCCTTGAAAAACTTATAGCCCTCTTCCTCCCATGCGAAATCCTTTTCAGGTTCGCCGTGGTCAGTTCCCCAAAAAAGCTGATTTCTGGTTTCGGGCTTATGCTGGACACCTATCATTAGCATGGTTTCAAATCCCATGTGCCACGCGATCTGGAAAACAGCTTCCATAATTCTGCGATACGTGATTCCGTCTTTTGTAAGGGCTGTTGAGTCTTTCGGTGTATGCCCGCCTACGAAAAAGTTATAGCCTGTGCGGTGTTGAAAGCGGTAAAAGTTCTCGCCGTCCAAATCATCCCAATCGGGTGTGGGGATGAACTTTGGGACATCGCTATAAACCTTTGCTAACGCCGCGCCATCTTCTAGCTTTAGTCTTTCGTCTACGCCGACGTAGTATGTCGGCTTCCAGTCCCATTCGGTTTGTTTATAAATCGTGTTTACTCCGAAGGTTGGATAATTAAACAAAGTGGGCGGCGTTAACTTTAGGTTTGGTCCTAACCCCACAATCACGCAGGTTTTCCCTTTGTGTAAATTGTAGAAGTCGGCTAGTCCAAATTTTGAAATAGTGGGCGACTGATACGGAGCCGCGTTACTCATAGTAAACAATGACGCTTCCTGACTTGGTATTACCACCGGATGCAATAGTCACTTTGATACGCCCGTTTGCAATAGGTTCAGTTCTATCGCCGCCTGCTGTACCCGTAAGAGCCGCACCATCTTCTGCTTTATGGACTAACTCACGCGGATAAAAGCGAAGGTTTGACGTTCCGGCTGTAGCCTTTACTAAAAGCGTGTGCGTAAAACCGCCGCTAGGCTCATCGTATACAGAGACAGTCGCGCCCGTATCCGTATCGCCAGGAATGTAATCAATCGCGCAAACTTCACCGATTACAGTTTCGCCGTAGGCTGTCGCGTTACCGCTTCCGTCGGTTGTCCAGCTCACTTTTCTTGTCTTCATCTTTTACCTCTACGGGTTTCTCTTCCGGCTGTTCAACCTTGACAGCTTTTCCGTTTTCGAGAAGCCATTGGGCGAGTTGCCCACTCGCTTCTACTTCGTCGCCTTGTGCAAAATAAACCTGTGCATCGCGGTAGTGTTCAAGCATTTTCAATTTCATGGCTTTACTCGTTCTTGACCCATTCCACAACGATGGATGCTGTGCCTGTTTGGGTAGAGGCTACGCCAGTATGACGAACAAAAACAGTCGTATTGGCAGGGATGCGGTCTGAAACGATGGTCGCAACAGTGGCATCGCCAACAGATTTGGAATCTTCGTAAGCAGTAGCAGCAACAAGAGTTGCGCCGCCAGCCGCTACGCCAAGTTTGAAATTTCCAGCGGCTACGGTTTGGGTGGCTTCGCCGTATACAGCGTACACACGAACCAAACGCCCGCCACGGGCATCGGTACGAAAAAGCGGTTCGTCTACAGTAGTACCGGAGCCGTTATCAAGATTGAAAAACTGACTGCGGACTGTATCTTTTGATTGTCGGACTAAACCTTTCATGTCATTTCTCCAATGGAGGGTGAGTTTCCCCACCCTCCATATTATTGATTTACACGCCGACATTGTAGGAAATGGCGGAGGCTTCGGTGTCGCGGTAGGTCATACCCCAACGAGCGAGAGCGACAATTTCCCAAGAATCCGCGTTTGCAATGCGGGTGGTTTCGATAGTCATGCGGCGTTTGAAAGCTTGTTTCCACTGGTCAAAGCGGACGGCGAGAATCGCGCCGGTGGTGTTATTGGCTACGGTTCCAGTAGCAACCTTGCCAGCGGTGTTCGCAAGGCGGACAGAGCTGTTGCGGTGCATCTGGTACGCGGGCAGGATGGAGTATCCATAAGCGCGGGTCAAGAAGCCATTTTCAACAGTGGCGGCAGAGTTCACGTCACGAGTCTTTACTTCGGGCAACTTCATGTTTGCCCAGTAGGTTGGCATATCCACAAGGAACGACACATTGCGAGGATCGGCACCATTCAAGCCAGCAGTACCCATCAACTTCAAGGTTTCGATATAGTCTTCAATAACAAACGAACCAGAAGCCGAGCGGCTATTGGCGGTGTTGGTTACGAGAGCCAACTTACGGAAGCCGTCTTGCAGAAGGTACACAGTACCAGCGGCGGGAGTGCCGTCAATGCTGTTGATGTTCTTATTGGCGGAGGTTTCGACATCGCCGTCAATCATGAGGTGTTCGAGGATTTCAGCACCGGAAGTCGTCAACTGTTGGCGAAGCTGTGACACAAACGGGATGAGGGAATCTTCGGTCATTTCGTTTGTGTACAAAACACGCGCACCCAACTTGGAAAGGGTCAACTGCTTATTGCTAGTTGCCATCTGTGAGGCGGTCACAGTCGCAGCAGGAACTTTCAAAGTGCTATCACTAGCGGTAGCTTCGCTCACACCGTACCAAGTTGGGTCGGTGGATTCAAGGGGAACGTAAACGCTGGAATACCCATCAGGCACAACCTGCGAAGGAATTTTGTCAAACACAACATTAGCGGCGCGGATGGCAGCCCAAATCTGGTTTGAGTACGCAGTACCAACCCAGTCAGAGCCGATACCAGAACCACCGGAGTACATCGGGTCAGTGGCAGCCTTGACAGCAGCACTAACAGCGTCGGGAGTGGGGTCAATGCGAGTGGCAGCCTTGAAAGCGTTCTTGACGTAGGAAATGCCCTTACGTCCCTCTTCGGTGTTATCGTCTTTGAGTTCTGCGATTTTCAGGGACAACGCCTTTACAGCACCACCAGAAACATTCTTACCGGCGGATTGCAGGGTTTCAATCAACAGCGAGGTTTCGCCAGCGTCTAGCCCATCGTATTTCCAAGTATCAGAATATTGGGACTGATACGGGGCGGAGCCTTCAAACGGGAGGCGGTTGTTCTTGGCGCGTTCTGCCTTGACAGCGGCTTCAACAGCTTCTTTCTTCTCGCGTTCAAAGCGTTCCTTTTCGTCGGCTTCGGCTTTCTCTGCCTGAGAGATAGCATCAATACGAGCCTGCAACTTCACAGCCTGTTTGTTGTAGCTGTCGAGCTTCTCAGCTTGTTCGTCGCTGATGTCATTACCCAAAGCCAAAAGGCTCTTGATAGAAGCGCGTACTTTTTCGAGTTCTTTCTTGATTTCGTCCATTGTTTAGTTTCCTTTGTCCATCTTGGACAGTAATTTTTTAGATTTTTCAATAATCTCTAAATTCCGCGCACGTTTCGCCGCACTTTGTGCCTCTGGTAAAACGCCGTCGGTAATCTTTGAGACCTCAGGGAACGGGATTCCCGCATCCCTGTAAATAGCTTTCATAGCCCCTAACGGTAGAGCGTATGCCATAGAATTAGCAGGCTTTACATTTCCGTTGCCTAACTCCCACAATGACACTTCAGCCAACGCCCAAACGCTAATACGTCCGGGTCGATTCTTTTCGTACATGATGTTTTTCCCGCCGACGTTCAATCGGGCGAGATGCGAGATAGAACCGCTAGACACTGCAACCGCGCCACGTTTAGCAGCTTCCCAGATGTCTTGCGCCTGTTTAATTGCTTTATCCAATACAACGCGGATATGCCAGCCGTCCGCCATTTTCTTTAGGGAGCCCGCGATTACATTCCCTAGCTTGATGGGCTTATCCTGAAAACCTTCCGCGCCCTGCTTGATTCCGTGCTGGTACACGACTAGGGGAGTTTGAAACGTGTCCGGCATCACGTCTGTAGACTCGTCGAACCATTGTTGATCAGCATCTTTTGTGTGGAATGGAACTGCTAATACGTCCAGTTCCCAATCGCCGACGGCTTTTACTGCGAATAACTGGGGATTGAGAATAAAGCCAGCTTTTCCCGCTATATTTGCCGCGTCCGCTTTTCCCTCTACCACCGAAGCGTAACAAATGGCGATTGCCGCCTGTTCGTCGTATTCTCCGCTGTCTTGTACCTGCATAACGCAGCGGTGCATTTTGTCTTGTAAGTTATCTGGTACGTTCTGGTATGGCATAAAATTCCCTATTAACGCAAAAAAGCAGGCGACGAAAAAACAATACATTACGTATTGCTTTCACGTCGCCTGCTTTGCCAGCAAGCCCCTCAGTGAATACCGCGCTAGGCGGTGGACTTATTTAGTTTTATGCAGACGTTATCCGTCTGACGGTCGAAATACTACCACGCTTTTATTTTTAGCGCAAGTGTCAATTATTAGACTTAACTATCCATTTCAGTTTGATAATATTTAGCTTCCATGCGAGCCAGCCTATAAAACCTTTTCTTTGTTCCCGTCGCTCATTATACGTACCACCATAATTGACGACGACAACCTTATCGCTTATATCATGGATGCTACCGTCTGATGTTTCTATTTTTACAACTATTTTACCCGTTGAAGCATTAGCCATGATTTACCCTTTCGATTTCTTTTCGTCGTTTACCATCTTCACAACGCCTTTTAGGTCTATCGGGTTTCCAATTCTCTGCAACTCCATAAAAAGCACAAACGAGATAATATCCTCTTTTATCCCAGCGTCCAATGCGTCGGAAATAATATCGCTTGACGTTTTATACTTTTTTTCGGATGTAGGGTCAATAAAAACAGGAATGTTTTTATCTGCCTGATTCTTTTTCTTTGTCATGATTTACCCTTTCCGGCAATCCACTTTTTCAATTCAGCATAAGCGTGACGTATCGCGCCCGCTGTGTTTGATGCGATTTTACTCGACACTGTTCTGTGCCCAACGGCTTTTTGGTGACGGGTCTGTGTTTCATCACCCCATAGCCATTTAGCACCCTTGGAATTATTCTCGAATGTGTACCCGTAGCCGTTGTTTGTCGGCTTCATTCTCCATGCGTTAGACGTTGCGCCGGTGCGGTTGTTCTGCCCAATCTGGTCTAGGTGCGCAAATATCCAAGCGCGTTGACGGGCGGCTTTTTCAGGGTCTAGCGAGTAGGAGCGAAACGGCTTGACGTATTTATACGGCTCGTAGTGCTTTAGCCCGTGCGATTCGTCGCCTAAAATATATTCGGCAAACGCTTTCAGCGCGGTCTTTAGCCCGCCGCGTGGAACTTCACGCAGAAAGGCTTGTACATCTTCAAGGTTACGGATTACGATTTTCATAAGTTTTATTGTTCTGGTAGTAAAAATATGCTGCTACCAGCAGCATATCAGCGTCACCCATATCAACTGGGATACCGTATAAACTTGCGCCTTTTATGATTTCCTTTATTTCGTCTGCTTGCTTCTTGATAAGTTCTTTTGTCTTCTCTTTTTGTAATTCAATAAGTAGCATTTCTCTTTCTGGTTCCATATCACATCCTTTCTATAACGACCAGACGGCTCCGCTATCATCAACCAACGTATGCTGACATCGCCAACCACCACAGGAATACGCCGAACCGATGCCAGGCACAAGGTTGTTCTTTACCCACCATGAGGCGCGGTGACGTTTGCCTTTGTACCGCTTGCACTCGTCGCAGGAATCTGTGCCATCTTCACCGACCAGCGTTAGCATGATGTTTTTTCCTGAGGCTATTTTAACATAGCTGTAGATTCTGTCCAACGTCGAGGCGTAGCCTTCGGCGCGTTGGCTGGCGTAATCGAACAGTTTGAAATCCTCACCTTTCTCCTGCCGTAGATTCTTTAGGTTCTGGAATAGCATATTGATATTTGCTATTTCTGCCTCTTGTGCCGCGGCTATCCATTCGGATACGTCGGCATCAATGGGTAAGGCTTGCCCGCCGTCTTCCCATCCAGCATCACCCGCAGATGGAAATGCTGTGCCGACGGCGCGTATCATGGCGTTTTTATAGGATGTCATCGCGCTTGTGCCGTCTAGGTAATCATAGACGGCAGAGAATACTTCCTCGTAATACGCCTTGCGGATTTTAGGATATACCCCTAGCGTGGCTTTGATGGCTTCGGCTAATACTTCGTCCATTATGCCTCAATCAATTTATCGCCGACTTTGATGTAACTTAATCGCTCATCAATACAGCGAACTTCATACATAACATAAGGCTTATTGTTTTTATCTTTCCAGTAAAGTACTTCTTTTTCACCTTTTGCTAAAAGAAATAAATCCCAAAACATCTGAATTGGGTCGTAACCTTCTGGTACATGCTGTTCATACCATAAGCCAGATACATTTATTCTCTCTTGTAATTCTTTTCCAAGCCAGAACTGCACTTCAAAGTTATCGCGCATAAAATCGCGAATATACACAACAAGATAGCCATTATAAAAAAATGGCTCTGATTTCATAAAGTCTGTTTTAGGCGCATATTTTGATAAACTTGCGCCGCAGTTAGTGCAGTTAGTACCGTCTTGGTTTGACGTTCCACAATAATCACACTTCATTTCTTTATCCTTTCACCTTGAATCGCAATGCCTGCCGTATGGCTTCCACGGTCAACGCAACACGGCTTTCGTCAATTACACGGACACTACTAAAGACATTCTTTACATCGTCTTCATTCTTACAGGCAGGAAGCGCGGACTCGATTTGTTCCCGCACGTATTCGGGGATAAAGTCGCTGTCAAACTTTACGGCTTTGCCGACGGCTTTTAGTGCCTTGCGTCTGTAACGGTCTAAATCCTCGTTCATCTTTTGCGCGTTGGTATCGGGCTGTGTGGCAGGCTGTTCCGGCATGACCCGATTCGGCTGCGTGTTATTTACTGGCGGCACGGGTTGGTCTTTCGGTGCGGAGGCTTTTCCCATTTCGGAAAGCAGGAGATTGTCACGCTCATCGCCTAACAGGTCGTCGCCGTATATTTCCTCTCGTACCTCTCCGAGTGTGTGGGTGCGCTCAAAGGCTTCTTGTTCTTTGAGTTTCAGTTCCTTATCAGTAACGCGCACATCTTCAAAGCGTCCGATAATCTTGCGCCCATCGTAGCGGGATAGTATGGACGCGGTAATCTTCTCGGACATCATGACCTGCATCCCGTAGATGTGGTCAAAGAATGTCGCACGACCTACGACACTATTTGCCTGCGTAGCGTTTTCAGACAGCATCGTATAAGACCCAGGCGCAACCGTGGTCATGATTTCCTCTTTATTTGCCTTGCGTCCTTCTAGGAACTCCATCTCGCGCTGAGATACTGAATTTTGTAGCCACTGTACCCCGCCTTGACCTACACCACGAAGCATGAGCATTTCGCGATTTTTGGAAGCCTCGCGGGTATCGTGCTTGATTTTCTCCCAAGTGGGGTCAGCTACCATCTGTTCAAACGTCATAACGGACGGGAGCCGTCCGTTATTATTGGCAAATAAAGTAGTGTTGTATTTCTGCATCCCCAAATCGCCAGCGGCAACCATGGCAATGGCTTCAATTGCAGATAAGCCGACAAAGCGCGAGAACGGATTGAACCTCTTGAAATGGACAATCTCATTAGGTTGCAAGAATATCTCCATGCCGTTTCCAGGGTAGTACATATACCCGCGTAGAAACATCTGCTTATCGGGAATAGGGATAATCATGCTAGGCGGAATGACCCACATTTCAGACGGAGGCTTATCTTCGCCATCTGAATTATTGAGCCACCAATATGAATTTCCGTTTAATTTCCAATATGCAATCGTTGCGTAAAGGAACTCATACCGGCTGTCTAATTCGTTGGGACGTTGCAGCAGTACCTCGAAGTCATGATTCGGGATGTCTTTCGGTTCTTTCCCCGTAATCAATCTCGCCACGCTGAACGGGGTCAGGGCAGAGGCGGACGCTGTAATATCTACCGCAAGCAATACCCATGACAGTTTCCGGTACAGTTCGGCTTGATGGTCATATATCGACGGGTCTGGCATGGTCAGGCTTTCCGCCTCTGCGGTTGCGAGCTGCCATTGTTCCCATTCCTTACGCGATGATTTCAGGGCGTTTAGCTCTTTTATGATATTGGTGTATTCCTTGCGTGATACTGGTAGTAAGTTGTCAAATAATCCCATTGTGTCTCCTAAATCCAATCTACTATCTTGGATGCGTCAATTGTTTTTGTCCACCATCCCAATGCCATCCCCATTACGGTATCGTCATGCCCGTCGCCCTCTGCGGCTAAACGCCAAATCCCTGTAGAGGTTTGAGACGAAACGAACGTGTTGAACTCATGCCGCTGTACTGGGTAATCTTGCATCTTGAATCCGTCTGTGTGAATCCCCTCGTATAAGTCCGCCATAATTTCAGCCTTGCTAACATTGGTTGTCTGAAATGGGACAACGTTCATGCCGTCGGCTCTGAGTGCTTCGATATTCACTGACCCGATACTGTTAGACTCCGCCCCGATTCTGGTACAGTTCCATTTCTGGTACATCTGTTTGATGCGCCTACGCTGCTCTGACCATTCCAGTTTTCGGATGTGAAGCAGGTCTACCTGTCGCTTCGTAGTTACGTCTATCACAGGCATGGCGGTAAAGTCGTTGGTCTGCCCAAAGTCCAGACCCGCCACGTATTCATGAGACGGGTCATAGGTCGCATCCATTGGGGCAGTAAAGGCGTTGGATAGATTGCCGAAATAGCTATTCCCCGATGTCAGAAAGCACGATACCGCATCCTCTGGATATTCCTGTAGAAACAGGCTTCGCAGTTCTTTCTGTTTGAGCCGACGCCAGCGAATTTGCGCTTGGTCCAAACCGTGAAGCCGTGACAGTTCTGCTTCCTCATCTGTTAGGGTGATGGGGTCGCCGTCTATTCTGTATTCAGTGTCCCACCACCACGGGTAGAAATGCAGCTTCCAAATCCCGTCGCCGCGTAGGGCTTCCATGCAAAGCTCGTAAAAGTATCCCTGCGCTCCGTTGGGCGTACTCTCTAGCACTACATCAGGATTACCACCTTGCATTGCGCCGGCTACGATGCGTTCCGCGTCTTTCCAGAACGCTACCTCAGACCCGTGAAAGTCGCTGTATGTGCCACCGCGCCCCGTCTCTACGTTGCCAGCCGTCGCAATGGAGGCAGATGAGTCAAACTCTGGATATGTGGTAAGGCTGGCGTTAGCGTATTTCCTCATAGGCTGAATGTCGCCAAACTTGCAATGCTCATAAAAGCGGTCTGCCATCATTCTGAGTTTGGCGGTAGTGTCGGCGTCGTGCGATAGCGTCATGGTGGTACGGGTGCTGGTCACAGTTCGGCGAAACATTTCGCCTTGCATGTACGTGGAAAATCCCAATTGCCGCGCTTTGAGTATCAGATCTCGCCCTGTGCGGTTGGCGTGGAAATGCGCCTGTGCGGGGTTCCAGATAAACGGTTTTAACTGCTTTTGCTTGTCCTGTATTTTTAGGAACAGAGAAGCAAAGCGGGTCGGGTTATTTACTATCTGAGTTGGTGTTTCCATTGATAAACTCTACCCACGTAATAGGCTTGCCGCCGCTGGTCACGTCTGCTTTTACTGGCGCGTCCAGCCCTAGCAGCTTCGCCCGCCGCTCCATTATCTTCAACGCCCTATCCTGCGCCCCGTACTGCCCCTGCTTAACACTGCCCCATATCGCGGCAAGCATCGCGTCAAGGCGTTCGATTTCAAGCATACGAAGCTCATCCGAAGGCTCTTGCAAGGTCTTTTTGAGCGCCGACTTGACCGCCCGCCATGCGCCGGATGCGTCCTTATACCCTAGCGTTTCGGCAATGCGCTGATAACTCACGCCAGCTTTGCGAAGTTCGAGGGCTTTGAGTTGGTTGTCTAGTGCGTTTAGTG